CCGCCAGATGATGTAATTGTTGAAAAGATGGAGTCCTGTCCTGGTGACCCTCTTACAGAGTCCGATGTTGCTCCAGCACCACCACCCCCAACCGTAATTGTGTAATCAGTACCAGCCGTAACACTAAAACCAGTTCCCGTCCTAAAACCCCCTGCACCACCACCGCCTCCTATTCTTCTGCCACCACCCCCACCACCAGCCACTACCAAATACTCCACCTCAGTCACCCCAGTAGGGCAGGTCCACGTTGAGGTAGCCGTAAAGGTTTGGACGACGGTATAGCCACCTCCGCCACCACCAGCAAATACTTGTCCGATTAGGACAGATAAAATACCCGTCATGACACGTTCCCAGAAACGACGCAAACCGTACCAGAGATAAATAGAATCGTAGCCACGCCTCTTGTTGCCAGCGTCATCGTGGCTTTGTCTGTATCCGTTCCTGCTATATAAGCCGTCGTAATCGACATCGTTAGCGTGATGGACGACGATGAGTTGTTAAAAATAACCACTACATCACCGGCAGCAAAAGTTGAGTTAGGCACTGTCTGCCCTGCCGTTACCGACAGCAACTTGCCCACATCGCCAACTACAAGCGTATTGGTTGAGTTGCTGGATACAGGGACATTCCTAAATCCAACAGGATTGGTACCATCTACCGTACAACTAGAGAGCGTTCCAGAAGATGGTGTACCTAATGCGCCATTAAGCGGTACAGCTCCAATTGTGTTGTAGCTAATTGTTCTGGCCGCAGACCCGTTAAAAGTCGTTCCTGATGCGTCACCAGAACCACCGTTGTTCATGGTCAACGCATTACTTGTCGAACCGCCTACTGTGGCAAAACTAAGCGTCCCTGAACCATCAGTTACCAACGCTTGGTTAGGACTTCCATCCGTACCAGGAAGCGTGAACGTCGTGTTAGAGGAAGTGTTGGCAGACTGAAGCGTTGTCGTTCCCGTCCCGCTTGCATTGCCTTGAAGTTTAATCTTGCTCATAAATCACCCTAAAATCATCCAGGCTTGGCCTGTGCCTACAGTTACAGAATAACCTGCCGAAACCGTGACGGGAGACACAGATAACCCGTTGGTGTTTGATGAAATCGTGACGTTCTGCCCGATTGTAATCTGAGACTCTAGTATTGGGCCACCGCTACCACCACCGCTTGCAGTAGCCCAACTTAAATTTCCCGATCCGTCTGTACTTAAAAACTGACCGCCAGTCCCATAGTCAGTTGGGAACACGTAGGTTTGAGTGGATGTCGTTGCAGCGGCACTCGGCTCAATCCTCAGCGTCTTAGTTCCAGATCCGGAGTCAGTCGATTGCAACTCAAGATAACCGGATGTTCCCGCACCTGTATTAGCAGTTACTCGTGCATAACCAACGAATGCAGCCTGGCCAATATCAGAAAGCGTTGCAGTCGAGTTTTGAATCAGTTTTCCAGAAGTACCGTCGAATCGAGCAATCGCGTTATCGGTGGCACTACCAGGGCCGGAAGCATCTCCTGCCGTTAAGGTTGCAAACTCAAGCGCAGTAGCACCTGAGTTAACCTTGAGATACTGATTAGCAGTCCCAATAGCCGTTAAGCCTGTACCACCATTAGAGACCCCTAGAGTTCCTGTGATGCCAGACGAAAGAGGTAGCCCCGTTGCATTTGTGAGGGTGGCGGCAGATGGTGTTCCAAGATCACCGTCATAAGTAACAACACCGCCTGTAGTCCCTACCGTCAAACCAAGAGCAGTAGCAACCCCCGTCCCTAAACCTGAGACACCCGTGCTTACTGGTAGCCCTGTGGCGTTGGTTAGCGTTCCCGAACTAGGTGTTCCTAACGCTCCGTTAAAAAGTACAGGGGCTCCCGCTGTTCCTACCGACTGACCGAGTGCCGTAGCAATCCCAGTACCAAGGTTTGCAAGGTTGGTGACGCTGTAATTGGTAGCGTTAGATAGATTGGCTGAAGATGGAGTTCCTAACGCACCACCAGGAGCTAAGTAATCCGTACCGGCAACCGCAGCACTAAGCACACCGGATGTAGCTTTTAATACGCCTGTGGTCGTTGCTGCCTTGATTGTTTTTCCGGTAGTCCCGTCAAACAATGCAATCTCATTGCTAACAGAGCTTGCAGGGCCAACTACATCACCAACACCTACAGCCGCACCATACTCTAGTGCTGTCCCACCGGAGTTAACCCTGAGAACCTGTCCAGCCGTTCCTAAAGCAGTTAACCCTGTACCGCCAGAAGTGATCGGTATGGCCGTACCTGAATAGGTAAGCGAGATATTTCCTGAACTCGTTACCGCAGAACCCGCTGTTAAGAATGCAGGGGGAGAGATGCCAACAGAAGTGACTGTACCGACCCCAGTAACAGAGCCCCACTTAACGCCTGTGGTTTGTGTTGAGTCAGCTATAAGAACCTGACCGTCTGCACCTACCGGAACGCGAACATTGTCTGTTCCTGTGTGAGCAATGACATCGCCCTTTGTTGTCGACGGGGCTAATGCGTCAAACGCTGATGTCTTATCAGACTGGCCTGTACCACCCGCTGAAATAGGAATAGATCCCGTCAACTTAGACGCGGCTAGAGAAGTTATCCAAGACGGGTTCGCATAAGATCCTGTCGTAACAACACCGTTGGTAACCGTCCCCGCATTACCAAGGATGTCGATATTCCAAGTGCCTGTCGCACCTGATCCCGATGTTGTGACAAAAGCGCCGGAAGATCCTACCGCTACACCTAACGCAGTTGCTACGTTCGTCCCCAGGCCTGTAACACCTGACAGGGGCATTCCTGAAGCATTGGTGAGGGTAATGCTCGATGGTGTGCCCATCGCGCCGTTAAACGTCGTAAAGGCTCCAGAAGAGCCTACGTTGTTAGCTAAAGCTGTAGCTACACCTGTACCCAATCCGGTTATGCCAGAAGTCGGAAGGCCAGTGGCATTAGTTAGATTGACAGCAGAAGGAGTGCCAAGGTCTGGCGTTGTTAGTGTCGGGGAAGATGCCCTTACAACATTACCTGTGCCGGTAGAGGCTTGGAACGATAAATTACCAGACCCATCCGTTTGCACAATCGAACTAGCAGTGCCATCAGCAGAGGGAAGTACAAACGTAACGTTAGAGGCCAAGGAAGATGCAGCGCGTAACTCTGTGTAGCTTGTTCCGTTGTCGCTGTCCTCGCCTAATCGAATGCGACCGGCATTAGCCGCTACACCAGAGACCGTTAAAACATCGTTCGTTGTGAAGGTATCGCCATCGAGTCCAGCTTGTTGATTCTTAAGCTGACTCATCAACTCCCGAATAGCATTGTTGATGTTACTAGGCGCACAACCCTCGGCAATGTCGATACCGTCTATGTCGGTGTTATTGCCTGGAGTTGAGGAAAACTCAGAGATCTTTGTCTTTGCCATGATTACTCCATCAACTCTTTCGGCTGCTGCGTCTGGTAAAGCATATTGAGCAATCCTTGATACGGGAGATTTGGCGCTGCTGATCTAGCACCTAACAAACCACGTTGCAATTGTCCCATGCCATAGGCTGCTTCTCCAACAATTCTAGGCGAAGAAGCCAAAGCAGTACCAGCAGCCAACGGTATACCTCCGGCCATAAAGCCCATGCCGCTTGTAATTGGCGCAGTAGCTCGCTGAATGCCTCTAGGCGTTAAGTCGGACATAGCCTGGCCAGCAAGTGCGGGCATTAACTGCCTACCACCTTGCTGTTCTAATTGTCTTGCGAGACGCAGTCGCTCTCCGTAATTGGTGTTTACGTTATTTCTCATTAGGCTTTGTAGCTTGCGTATCGCGGTATCAGCAGAGGCTTTTTGGCCTAAAGACAACGCACGTTCAATCTCACGGATAAGATCGCTTTGATCCGTGTATTGCTTCATTACCTTAGCGTAGGTTGGAGCCTGTTTGGTTATCTCGCCCTTAATGGCGTTGTAAACCTCTCCGACCGCAGTTCTTGCTGTCTTAGCTTCAAAAGGAATGCCTTCTAATACATCACCAACCTTCTGCTTGAGAGCATCCAAACCTTCTGGGGTATGGTACTCAGCAGGGTCTAAAGCCTTCCATTCTTCAATATAAGTTTGTGCTTTGCCTAATTGACTAGCGGCCGCCTCGTTCTTAACTTGCCCTTTGTACATCACCTTATTCATGGCATTGCTAACTGCGTTATCAATACCAGTGAAGTCAAGGACTGTCTTGTCGTTCCTGATGTTTACCATGCCAGAGCGATACTCTGCTTGCTTGGCTTGTTGAATATCAGATAGGTTTTGCTTAGCAATATCCAGGACTTCGGTTGCCCCAACCTTGCCGCGCAGATTCTCTGTGAAAGACTTAGCTTGCTGTCCTCCCGCTTTGCCAGCCTCAAATGCCTGTTGAATTGCTTCCGTTCCTACGCCGGTCGTAGACCCAAGGACTGCTTTCGTTCCTCTTCCAGCGGCTCCAGTACCGGCAGCAATGGTTCTTCCAGTAGCCACCAACGGATCTGTTGCGTAGGCTGCTTTAGCTAATGTTGTAGATACGCCACCGGCTTTAGGTGCAACCATTGCGCCACCAGTAAGAACCGTGGATATATCCGCGAGGACTCCAGCGGGATCGGTAGCAATGGCTTTCTTTGCCCCTTCCACACTGCCGTAACGCTCGGTATAAAACTGACCTACCTTGTTAGCAAGTTCCCTAGAGGCTTTATCTTCGCCAATAGCGCGAACCATGCCTTCGGGGAGGATGTTTTGCAGGATACCTGCGCCAAGATCAATGACTGTTTTAGCTGTTTGGATTGGGCTTGTAACGGCTTCAACGACACCGCCAATAACGTTGCCTAAAGACTTAGGGAAGTTGGTAATTGCCCCTTCTACGACTTGACCGGCAGATAATGGCTTTTGCTCAGGCTTTTGGCCTAAGACGGTATCTTGATCCCACCAGTTAGCCATAATTAACCACCCTTCTTACGCACTTGACCCTGCGGGTCTATATAAACTGAACCGTTAGGCAGCCTGTCATACTCTGCTTTAGAGTTGACTTTGATAGGATTTTGTTCGTTTCCTACAGGCGTTTGCGGTGTAACGCTAGGCGTTAAAGCATCAATCGCAGACTTGCTATACCCCTGCGCTCTAGCCGCGTCTGACATTTTCTTAAACGCACCTTCTGCGACTTCTGCTTGCCTGCCAAGATTGGCTTTGATTTGCGTCGGAGACATACCAGGCGTGACCATTGCAGATTCAAACGCAGAGGCTTCTGTTCTAGTAAGCGCGGAACCAAACAGTTGATTTCTAATCTGGTTTGCAAAAAGATCATATTGTTGCCACCACTGACCGAAATCCTTTTTAGCCGGATCGTCAGAACGCAAGGCAAGCATAATCGCTCCCCTACCTAAAGCGTCCATGCGATAGCCGCCATAATCATCTTTGAAGTTATTAGACAGACTTCTAAGGTTGACAGCGTTTTCTGATTTGCTAGCAAGGTCGTTAAGAACGGGCCCAGGCAAAGGCTTGCCGTCTTTTGCCTGCTCTTGTTTTGCTCTAGCTTCGTCTATTCTCAAACCAACCAGTTGGTTGCTTAACGCAGTTGTTGCTGCGCGATCTTGTCTTGATTGATCTCGTTCAAAAGCTCGATTGCTCATCTCAGTTAGACGAGCCATGTTTGCGTTTGTTTTATCTTCATCCATGTTTGGAAAGCTACGCTGCAACTGAGTAGCAAACTGCATAACCGATGGATGCAAGACTCCTCCAGTAATCAATGGGGTAAATGGGTTTTCATCCGCCCCAGTTTGTTGTGTTGGGGCCATAACGGTTTGAGTTTTCCCGTTGAAGTCAGTCACAACAAGAGACTCGCCTTTCTTGATGCTTGTTACAGTAGGCTTGCCAGCAACTGCGCGGAAGTTACCGTCCGGCATCCGTTCATAAATAATTCCGCCAGCCTCTTTAGTTTCAGGCTGCATCGCCCCCTGAATTGTTTTTGCAGCAGTTAATGCCTTGTCGATGGGGACACCCTTAGAGACAGCAGCAGACAATAAACGCTCAACATCAAGACGAGGCATACCGTAAGTCTTTTCCTCCACTGACGGCGTAGGCATCTCCATCATCTCAAGTTCTGATAATGGCCTTTGCTGAGTAGTAACGGGCCTTACTATGCCAGCCCTTAGAACTTCTGGAAGATTTGCCTCGGCTTGCATCTGTTTCTGCATTTGTTGCAGTTGTAACCCTGTTACACGATCCTGCACCGCTTGCTGCATTGCACCGCGGTAGGCTTGCTGTCCAGACATCAAACCTTGGCCGATGATCTGCCCGATGTTTTGTCGTTGTTGAGATGGGCCAGAAGCCATAAGTAAGCCAATACCCGTACCCAACAAACCCTGACGTTGTGCTTCTTGGCGAAGTCGCTCCGCATCATCTGCCCCCATGAGTTGCCCCATGTAGGAGGGTTGACTTCCAAACAATCGAGCTAAGTATTCGTCCATACCGTCCTCACAACAACGATAACCGCTTGCGCTGGATCGGCTGCGGTAATAACTGACCAAAATCTGCTTGTGCTACCTGCTGACCTCTACGGATACCAGGAGCAGCAGCAGGTCTCGGCGCAGATTGTTGCAACATATTCATGCCTTGCATACCCATCCGCATACTTGAGGGTGTTCCAGACGAGAATGCCATCTTAGCCAACGGGCCTCCAGCACCAGCATAAGTTGCAGATCCGCCCGTAGACATAAGCCCAGGCAATCCAAACTCACCCGTTTGTGCTGCAAGCATTGCTGCCTGCTGAGAGCCCATCGTCATACCTGGTAAAGAACCATAAGCAGTAGTTAGAAATGGATTAGCCGTTCCCGCCGCCGTTGCCGCTGTTTGTGCTGCTGTAGCCGCGCTAGCAGCCGTTGCCGCCTCTGCCGCTAGTGCCGCACTTGCAGCAGCCGCAGCACCTTCTGCCGCAGCAGCAGAACCAATAACCTCAGCAGCGATAATTGGCTCTGCGCCACTCATGACAATAAAGCCTTTCCTGCTAATGCCGCGCCAAGCGCACCTGCTAGCGGATTAGAGTAGGTTGGTTGGATAGTCTGCATCCCCGCAGGCGATCCGTAAGCACTTGACAAGAACGACTGTAAGTTCGCGTAAGGTTGCTGTTGTTGGTAGTTGAACTTCTGAATGGCATCTGCAAGAGCAGCCTGCTGGTATTGCTCTGCTGTCTGACCAACCTGCGCGAGTTGTGCAATATCCGTGTAGTCCTGTGCTGCCATACCTGGCGCAGCACCAATTGCCGCTTGTTGCCTTGCTCGCTCTTGTTCGTACAAGTTAGCACCCAAGCCAAGTGCAGACATCTGCCTTGCTCGTTCATCCGCATAATTCTGATAAGCAAGTTGTCCTGCCTGACTGGTTAGCGCATTTGCTAACGCACCTTGAGCCCTTGCTTCTTGGCTCATAAGGGCTTCGTTTGTTCCATAACGTCCAGCAGCAGAAGCCCTAGACCGCATTTGGTTAATAGCGTCCTGATAAGCCTGAGAAGCCTGCGTAAACCCAGGTTGTAGTGCTTGAGTCAGGTAAGGATTAGGCCCAAGGAAACTGCCGCTTAATGTGCTTTGTAGAACAGGGTTGAATTGGCCTTGTAAAGTTGCTGCTTGTCCCCCGCCAATCTGACTTGCTAACTGTTGTTGCGCCAAAGGAACAAGCGGATTGCCTTGCATGGCCCTTGTCTGCATGGCAGAAAGCGCAGCCTGCGTTTGTTGGGACGGGCCAATGTAGGTTTGGCCTGTATAGGCTTGTGGGCCTCCAGTAGCGTAGAGACGTTGAGCCTCAGATAGACCGTATTGAACATAAGGGGCTTGAGACGGATCTAATTCCGTCCTCGTCACCGTGTTTGTTGAGCCACCAGCCATATCAAACCTCTCTTACCCACTTACGGGGCCGAAAACCTAACGCCTTAGCTTTGCGATCCCAGCCTTTACGCCACGAATCAAAGCTGATAGTCCTTGCGCCACCTTCTCTCGCAAGAACGAGAACATGATCCATGCCTGCATCAAAATCTCCCTTGCCATAAGCGCACCAAATATGCAAATTATCGCCGATAGGCTGAAGAACAACAAACCCGCAAGGATAATTGTCCTCAAAGTAGAGCCAAAGAAGTGATCGTCCCGCAAAACAGTCTGCGTAAATGTCCTCCGGAATCCATGATTCCGGACTTTTCTTGAGAATGACCTCCAGTCCTGCCCTAACGAACGGCCAAATCTTCCTAAGTTCTTCGGGTTTGATGTATCTTGCATTCATCCAACCACCACATACCCGTAGGTCATGCTTGATGTCGAGTTTGGGTAATGCGTAATCGTTGCGCTGCCATTCGTCACGCTAGAAACGTAAATAAGAGGGCCGTCTGATATGTGCTGCATAGTCAGAATGACTGAAGGCGTAGCCGGTCTTGTCGGGCTTGACTGTGGCCCTATGTATTCAATCCTAACCTGAGTGCTTGCTGCTGCCCAGATAAGCTCAACGTAGTCATTGGCCACAAGATCAACAAAAAGATTCAACGCTGCAATCAAATGCCCATCTGTGCCACCGTGAGAATTAGGAATCGAGAACTGAGAATTAGAGTTCGCTAGATCTGTACCGTTTTTTCTCAACCATAGGTCAGCGTCATGGATCTGCGTATCAGCGTTTGCAAATTGCACAGAAAACTGAAGGTTGTACTTCCCTGCTGCCCTGACATTGATTCGACTGGAGTTGGAAAGATAAACATTGTTGCTTAAGTCAGTGTTTGAAAACGTAACCGCATACGATGCAGTCGTGCTCGCAGCCGTTTGGTCGTTAACGTCATAAAACGAGCCGAAAGGCAATCCGCTTACATAGGCGTTGGCAGAGTAAGGGATAAGGATAATCTTGCTTTCTACCCCTATTCTTGCGTCTGTGATCGTGGTTGTGGTGGCGTTGCCTGTGTTGAGCGTTACCGTTCCGGTGTTATTCGTCTTACCGTCCATGATGCCACGGACAATCTCAGCAACGGCTCTTTGATCGCCACCAAACGGAGGTAGCGTACGGAAGATCATCGCATACCCTGCGGGGTTAGCGTTACATCTAAACCTACAGCAGCAGACCAAACGCCTGTAGGTATGGCTTTCACTCGATGATAAGTTCCTGCTGAACGCAAACCAATACGGTTATCGGTATTGGCCGAGTAGGTCTCGCCAGTAAAGTCGGTCTGTTGGTTAAGCCTGCGCCTAGAGTTCACCTGCACGGAACACGAGCCACCCTCAACGACAGGTCTAATAAGCGTCATCACTGAAGGCATGTCGTTTAAGGCTAAATCAGGCGTGACAATGTTTGCTGTCAAAGCAGAGCCAGAGAAGGCGACGATCTTTTCGCCTAAAGTACCTGTCAGCAAGTTAGATGTAACCGTGTATCCGAATGAGTCTAGGCTTGCTGGAAGCGCGTCTAAGCTGCCGTATGCGTCTAATTGTTCCAAGGTAAGCCCAGACGAAGAAGTTGTCGTAATGGCAGTCGAAGAAGCGATCGTGTCTACGTTGGCAATGGCATAAGACCACTTAGACAAGTTGAAGTTGTAGATCAGAAGCGCAGTCGTCTGATTAACAGTCTTAAAAGCCCAAATAACAAGGTTTTTAAGAGGATCTACAGCAGCCGACATCGTTGCAAGTTGAGAAATATCAACCTGCGAAAAGAACCACCTATCGACCTTTTCTACGGAAATAGACTTAACTTCTTGCCCGTTAGTGACGTAAAACCCGTCGTCAGACAAAAAGAAACTCGACCCACCGTACTGGATGATCGAGTTCGGCTCAAGACAGCCAAGACCCCGTGAAATCGTATCGAACTGGAAAACAAGCGGACTACCAACATAGGACATCCGCACCACCGCGCGATCCATAAAAACAATACCATACTCACCACCAGTCAAACCCTTTACATGCCCACCGTCTGGGATGTCTTGGTAGTCAGACTGTGTGGTTGCCGATGGCGTCCAGTCTGTCTCATCACCTAACGCGCACCACTCCACGCGATTAGGGTAGATCGTTGACCCGTTATTAAATCCTGCAACCACAAAGTCTCTAACCGTGGTTACATATCTAGACTTAGGCGCAGCAGCCCCAAGGTCTACAAAGGCCGTGGACGAACCCATGAGATAACCCTGTAGCCTGTCACCACCGTTGGCCGCGATCACTCGATTGCCGAATTGAGTAAAGCGCCACTTCTGATCTGAAGGCGTTGTATAACCACCTGCCTTAGAAACATTAGTAAGGTTGAGGTTTGTCTCTAGCTTGAATAACTTGGTATCACCACCTGAAAAAACAGTTACCGCTTCGCTAGGGGCGGCAGCAGCAACAACGGCATTCAAGACCTCAGAGGCAGCATTCGACCACTCAGAAGGCGAAGATATAGGGCCATAACCAACTTGCTGAGGAATGACGTTCTTAGCGTCTACAAGCGCACCAGCGACCCCAGGTTGGTCTGGTAGCCACTCGCCAAAGTTCACTCTCATCGCTTCGCTACCGTCATGGTTAGCGGCACACCTGAATACTGACTCTCTTCGTCAGACCTTGTTAGCGAGAAGATCGCGCGATCATAAAGCGTACCCCAGGTTTGTAGCCTGGGATCGTTCATCAGGTAAGGTTCTGCTTCGCCTAATGACGCGTAGAGAAGTGCGTCCGGACAGGTCGTAAGCCAGAGATTTGACGTGTTGCCTGTAGAAAGAAACGTAGGCGCGGCGTAGTAGAGGATCTTGATCGTGTAAGTGCTGTCAGGAATTGGGGCAAGTTGAATCGTAGACCCAAGGATGGTGTAGAAAGCCGGTACACCACTTTCGTTCGTCCTACCGTTCCGAATAAAGATGCTCGGCGTTGCGAACGTAATAGGGAAGTCGGGGTCAGAGTCAACGTACACATCCCTTGCTTGCAGGAAGTCACTAGGGATGTTAATTGTCGCGACCCCACCGGTCGCCGTAACCGATGTTTGCGTAAGCATTTGCCGCAAGCGTAGATCTCTACGGAGTCGAATCTCTGCGAGTTGGATGAAGTCAGGGATCGCGGAAGTAAGATCATCTCGCGAGAGATAGTTAGCTATCGTTGTCTGTAGATCGCTGTAAGTGCTTAGGGCCATATTCGACATCGCTCCACCGGTATTCGTGCGTCCCGATGTGTCCTATTTCGAGGCTCAATTCGTGATCCACGAAAGTCTTTATCCCGTGGTCTAAGGCTTTCACGCAAAAATGCACATCTTCGCCAATTAGACCACCCGCCCCCCATACTACATCAAACCAAGGCTGCGGCATAGCCTCAAACACAGACTTATGGGTTAGCACAACCCCAAAGCCTACAGCGGTCACCTCTTCGATACCTTTTTTACCTCGACTCTCAATCTTCTCGAAGATCTCTTTATCCTCGTGAAAATTGATCGCAGTTGGTAGAACTGGTTTACGCCTCGTGACTGCATTCACCCCGACAATCTTTTGTCCGTGTGCTAACAGTCGTTCTAACGTGTTCTTGGGGAACCTCATATCTGAGTCCACCCAAAGGATGTACTCAGCACCGTCTGCCAACGCTTCTTTGGCTAACGACTCTCTTTGACTGAAGATAAGAGTCCCTGGCGCGGTATACAGGAGGAAAGACCCACCTGTTATCGCACATCTGTTAGCCCCGTCATACGCTGCCAGTCGAGCCATATCGAAGGCAGTCCCCGTCATCATCGTGTCCCGACATGGAACACAAAGAGCTATCTTCATACTTTTCCTGGTCGTGTTCTGAAGTGTCTGTTTTCGGGGTCGTTCATCCACGCCCTGAACTTTTTTTCGTCTGCGATAGCAAAGCCTCGCATGATCCCTTGTTTGTTTAGATCGTCAACCACCGCAAAGGGCAATTGAGCGTATCGAGTCCACTCACCCCAACGCTCGCGCTCATCTGTCGCGTTATAGAGTGCTTTGTTCTGCTCGACAATATCCGTGATGTCTTGAGTTCTCTCAAAGACATATTGGTCGTCGGTTGCGTGAAATTTAGTTTTGAGCATAAAAAAAGGGAGGTTGTTACGCCTCCCTCTTTTTTACCACAGTTTTTGTTACGCTGTCTTGAGGTCAGCCAAGATACCGTGGGCAGCCTCGTTACGCATCTCCATTGTGAACTCAGCAAGGATCTGAGTTTTCTCGGAGTCACCAGTCTTGGCAAGCTCGTTGGTCTGGAAGGGACGCAGATAACCAACTGCTGCGTATTCCGGATCAAGGATAAACGCGTCACGGCTACGAACGAAACGATCCGGAACTACAGAGATCGAACCGAAGTCGCTGAGGTACACATCAGCCGCGCCGATGATAGTCGTCGGTGCGTCAGAAGGAGCCATGTAACGCTGCGCTGCGATACCCGCGAAGGCCGAAACGGTCTGCTTGAGTGCAGGGCCAACAACGAGGATCTTGGGGCTGCCGCCAGAGGTGTAAACCTGCTGGACGCCATCCTTGAGGATTGCCTCGGTAAAGGTACGGGTTGTACCGTCTGAACGGGTCGAAACACCGATGGTGGTGGGGTTAGCACCGTCAGTCGTGTTGTAGTTCGAGTTAGTCTTGAGCCAAGACAAAAGCGAACCCAACTTGCGAGCCGTGGACGAGTTACCAGCACTGCGACCTTGGTTAGCGGCAAGAATGGTCTCTTGGTCACGCTTGAGCTCTTGCGAAGCCTTCGAGAGTTGATAAGCCTTCTCTGCGCGGCGGCCAGCAAGGTCAACGGCCATCATCGTGCCTGACACCTGGATCGTCTTAGCAACGATCTGTGTGTAGTTACCGAGACGAGTCGTCGGGCTGATGGTTGCTGCTGTTGCGTCGTCACCTTCAACCTGTGCGTTGTTGGTTGTTGCTGCTGCCAACGTGTCGGTCTGCCACTCGTGGTAGACAGCCGTTGCTTTGGTGCGAGCAAGCGACGAAAGAATAGGTGTTTCGGTCGGGCTGATGTTGTAAATAACATCGGTTAGATCTTCACGCTGACCGATAGCCGTGAAGGTCTGGAATGTACCTGAAGGAACAGTCATTTCAAACTCCTAATTACAAAAATCTTTCAAAAACCCTTGCAGCGTCTTGTCGAGAGCCAGTCTTTCTAAGTCGCGCAAGATCCTGTTTTGCCGCTTCTGTTGCTATGGTCTTACCCGTGGCATTACCAGCCTTTAGCATCTTGGGAGCCTCTGCAACCTTCTTGGTTACACCAGGCTTGGCCTTTTGCAATTTCTGGTACTGACTTGCCATCCACAACGTCAACACAGCGCGAGAGTCTGTTGCATTTGATAACTCTGCATCCGAGTAACCAATACTCTTTGCAAAGCTACGAAGTTCAGAGCGAACCTTCTCACCCTTTTCGGGGTGCGCGTACTCAGGGATCGCCTCGGCTACCCTTTTCGCTTCTTCGGCTAAGTGCTTCTCAAGATGCGCCTCACGCTCTGCCTGTTGCTCTCTTGCAATGCGTTGCTGTTCAGCACGAATCTGTTGAATCTGCTCTTTTTGCCTAGTCTGCTCTGCGACCTTGACCGCATACGCAATCGGGTCGGTTTCCTTCAAACTTTCAATATCCTCGCCACGCATTTGTTGGCTTAGGAACTGATCCATAGCCTGCAAACGCTGAGAATATGCGTCTCTCGCCTGCTTTGCTTGCTCTACAGCGGCCTTTTCAGCCTCTACAGCCTTACGCTGTTCGGCAAGCTGATTAGTCTTTTTGTGGTAATCCGTACCCTTTTGGTAGCCTTCGATCAGTTCTTGGAGGGTCACCTCGCGTTCTTCGCCTGCTGCTTTGACTACGAAACGCTGTTCCTCCTCTTGAACTTCCTCTCCAGACTCCTCGGACTCAGATTCACTGGCAACAAGTTCTTGCTCGTCTGTCTGGTCTTGAACTTGCTCCTGCGGAGGTTCGCCACCATCCATCATCCCTAAGAACGCATTTGCTGCCTGTCCCACCGTCAAGCTAGTCCCTTGCGGGTTGCTGCTATCCATAAACTAACCTCTACTTAAAAATCTTAAATCGTCTCTTCACTATCTCGCCTTCGGCGGCAACAGATTCAAGACGCGCCTTAACCTGGCGCACTGCGCGAATTGCCACGTATGACTCTTCGCGTAAGTCAATGTCGTCAGGATTACTATTGATGATACGCTCGATGTTGTCTTTTTCCAACTCGTCGAAGATTTCCGTTAGAAACTCATCACCAAGTAATGCTTTTGCTCGTTCCCATCGTTGCGTCATAGCAGGCTCTTTAGTTTCTTTTTAGGTAATCTTGCTTCGTTAAGGGCTTCTAAAAAGTCCTCACCGTACTTATTAACCGCTTTCCTTTGCACGACATATTCTCCAACTTGCAAAGACCCGTAGCCATCATCTGGATTGCTTGGATTCGGCCCTAACAAACTCTTTACTTTGCCACCCTTCTCATAGGCAAAATGATCTCTCGTTATTTTTCCGCCTTTATAAGAAGGAGGTGTCTTTTCGGCCTCAGCGGCTTTTTTTGCTTCGGCTTCTGCTATTTGTTGATTTGTTTTAGCCCAATTGTAATCTTTAAGAACTCCTGCTTGATTGAAAAAACCAGGCTGGAATTGTTGCACTTGAGATACGGCAGGTTGAACGCCAAACTCTAGCGTCATAGGGCGAAGGTTTGTGTAGCCAGCAGCACCAGACTGGAACTGATACGGAACTTCTGGGGTTGGCGTTGTCTTGTAAAAGAACCCCGATGTTGGCGCAGCAAGGCTTGTTTGACCGCCACCCGTTTGAAACGGCACAAAGTTAGTCGCGGGAAGGTTAAACGTCGGGGGCATGTAGCGACTAGGATCAAACGTGCTAGGCGTTGTTGGCGTAGTCGTGGTTTGCCCTAACCCCATTTGGATAGATGACTGAACGTCTGCCTCTGGTACACCCATTGCTCGCAGCATGTCTGCTGTGATCTTGTTCTGATTGAACCAAGCGATCTTTTGTGCGCCCGTGTAAACATTCCAGTCGCTCGGAAGCGTCATACCGGCAGGCAGCTTCCATGTTGGTGGCGCTGCCGTACCGGTTTGTCCTAGCCCGTAAGAGATAGCCTGCTGAATATCAAACTCAGGAACCTTGTACTGCCTGAGCATGTCAGCAGTTATCCCCTTGGAGTTAAACCAGTTAACTTTGTCTTGGCCTGTGTAGTATTGCCATTCAGGAGGCAGACCTAAACCAAGTTGCCCTGCCATCAGCGTTACAGCATCCTGGGAAGGATTACGCACCTCGGCGGTAGGAGCATCTTGCAAGCCAAGAGCCGCGAATGCTTCGTCTGTTGCGTTAGTTGGGTCTACGTTCCTGATGTAGTCGCGTAGTTCAGCCTTAGACCTACCTGATGCAAGAAGCTGTTGGATATAGCCTTGTTTTGTAGCTAGAGACGCACCTGTATTCCATTGAGTGCCAAAGACATCGTAAACCGGCGGAGGCGTTGGGATGCCTAATAAATCAAAACTTGCTTGCGTTGAATTAGCCGGATCTAACTCCGCAATCTTTGATTTGATTTGATCCGGCTCAATACCAGCAGCAAGAAGGGTTTGAATGTACCCCTGTTTAGTAGCCAATGAAGCATTTGGATTCCATTCCAACCCAAAGACATTGTAGGTTGTAGCCATAGGTGTGCTCACATTGTTAACGGGTTCTAGCGGAAATGCTTGTGGGGGTGGACTAACCGGAGGTGTTTCAACAACAGGCGGAGTTACCGGAGGAGGTGTAACAACCGGAGGAGGTGCTACAACAGGCGGCGCTGGAGGCGGCGTAACTGTTGGAGGAGGTGTTACAACCGGCGGAGGCTCCACAACCGGAGGTGGAACGTAAGGAGGCGGGTTTGGTATGCCTAGTAAGTCATAATTTGCCTGCGTAGCACTTGCCGGATCTAGTTCGGCAATCTTGGCTTTTATCTGATCTGGCGTAATACCAGCAGCCAACAAAGAATTAACGTAACTTTGTTTTGTTGCTAACGATGAGCCTGAGTCCCAGTTAAGTCCAAATACGTTGTAAACAGGCGCAGGAGGCGGCGCAGGTGGCGGCGGTGGAACGTAAGGAGGCGGCTCGTAATAAACCGGCTCTGGCTCGTAGTACACGGGTTCGTTTTGTACGGGAGGCGTGTATACAGGAGGGGGAACATAAGGAGGAGGCTCGTAAACAGGCTCAGGGGGCGGTGAGTACCCGTTATTGAGCATCCAATTGATTGAGTCTGTATCAACGCCAGCATTAAGCAAGTCAGTCGTCGAGACATTGTTAGCGTTGAACCACGCAATCTTCTGCGCTGCGTCGTAGCTATCCCATCCTGCCGGTAGTTCGTCAACTAAAGCCATGATTACCCTGGTATCTCGATGTTAGACGTAATGCCTGCGCCGACTTTCATAGCCTTCATCTGCGCTTCTGCTTCAAACTCCATACGCTTGAGTTCTAACTCGGCTAGAGCCTTCTCTCTTGCAAGCTGAATGTCGGCCATAGCTTTCTGACGCTTGATCTCAATATCCGCTTGAGCTTGCGCCATCATCATCTGTACAGCAGGATCTGGGCCTTGTTGAGGAGGTTGTGCAAGTGCAGCATCGACCTCTGGAGTGACCTGCTTGAAGAACTCAGCGGAGTCTGCAAAGCCTGCTGCCTCAATCAACTTTCCGAGCGTCCCTCGATATTGCGAGACAGACACTAAAGGATTGTTCGGGCCGTACGCTTGAATGATCTGCTCTTGTTTCGCAAGAACCATTGAGAGCATCGCCATCTTTTGCTCGATGTTCCCCGTACCAAGTCCGACATTCACTGACACATCGTACTGGTTCGACCACTCTCGCGGATCGTACTGAACATACTGGCCGCGCATCCGAATGATGACTGCTTTGTCCTGGTACTTGCATAGTAGGTGTAAGAGTCCCTTGAATAAGTCTTTTACACCTGTTTCAGAGAAGATCCTAGCGACTAACTCAATCTTGCCTTGCGAGGCCTGCGTAAGGGCTGCTATGGCCGCAGCAGTCACGTTCTGTAGGATGTTGGGGTCTAACCCTTGGGAAGCCTCTGTAACGCCTGTACGCTTGGCTTGGATCGAATCCAGGTACTCCATGAACGGGAATACCTGCTGGGCAACAGGATTGACCTGGATGGGAACAAGTGCGCCAGGGTTCTTCATCCTGACCACGCCACCAGGAGTAACGCTTAAGAGGTCATCGAGGTTGACCTGACCTTCTACCGCACCCATGCGAGTATTGTTCTGTAAGTACAGGTTATCAAGCATCTGCCTCGTTAAAGTAGTCTTGATAAGCTGGAGATCAACTGTACGATCAGCAGGGCAATCCCCAAAGAAGCGATGAGGTATCGGAATAGGACAGAGGGTGTAAAACGGCACATAGTCGGTTTCCTCGTTGCTTAGGATTTCATTCCCAGAAAAGTGAACCCGTCTAAGTTCTGCAATCCCATCTCCGTCGTAGTCAGTCTTTAGGTAGCACTCGAAAACCTCAACCGTCTGCATGGACTTATCGAGACTTGGCTCCATGTAAGGCTGCTCGTCGCGGTTATATCGAGCAATGTACTCGGCAGAGAACTCAAGATCGTTGTAAACCGGCAGGTTCATCACGATCTCGGCATCGAACCCCATCGCAACTAAATCAGACCTCGTGATGAGTTTCCTGTGCGCGACGAAAGGTGTATCTCTTACGGTCTTGCCTGCCTTAGAGATCAAGAACTCCTCTGGAGGCACGTTCTCGATCTTGATCTTTCCAGCCTTGGTCTTACGCATAAGCGCAACGTTATGAACGCGCATGACTTGACCGTCAATATCTTGCTCAACCGTCTCTTGTGCTGCGATCTCCATCGTGCCATCAGACATGATGAGAGCTAGCTCATCGTCTGTCAGGTTGGCGTACTGCTCCTTTGTGACAGATATGGAGTCATCCCAGTAAGCCTTAAGCACCCCGACTTTTTGAAGGATCGCATCCTTAAACCAGTCGTGCATGATCGAGATACCTGGGTTCTGCTTCATGAGCACCCAGTTTGTGTACTCGGTTGCTTGTTGGGCTAGCGGCTCGTCGCCTGGGCCTACAGGCTCGAATACACCGATCTGGTCAGCAGAAGTAAAAAGACGCATGAGAGGCGGCAGCATCCCGTCTACTGCTTCTGCTACCTCTCCGGTCACGATCTGGCTGCGACCCTCGACCTCGTTACCGTAAGGATCACGCATGTAGGCCGTAAGCGCGTTCTTACGCTGCTCGACCGTCTCGGTCTCTAAGAAACCTATCGCGTTATCAATCTCACCTTGGAGAATCGCCTTTAATCGTCCGTCATCCATTTAGACCACCCAAGATACGTTAGGTTTCAGCGGCTTAGACCAACTCGTTGTTTCTGACATGCCAA